GTCGAGATCGCGGACGTCATTACGGTAATGACCGGCCTGGCCATGCTTACGCCCGAACGCCTCATGCTGGCCGGCGCCACGCGAACGGAAGCATTCTGGATTCTTGGCCTGGACGCCAACACCCAAGGCCGTACGATCATCATCTAGCCCCCAATCATTTTCAAGAAAGGCCACCCATGAACGCCAATGACATTGTGAAAGCCATGCAGCGCCACGGCGTAGAGTATGCGTGGGACGTGCGCGAAGTCGAAGGCCCTGGCGACTTGTACCAAATACTTGAGGGATCAGCCCTTGTTTGCCGGGCCATGTCCGAAGTCACACCAGACACTGACCAGAAGTGCCTTTTGGCTGCCGCCGAAGCACTCGAACGTGCTGCACGCAACCTCTAACCAGAAAGGCCGCCCCATGTTCCGCGTCTACGTGAAGCACCCAGACGGCTCCATGACCGACCGCACCACACACACAGCCCCCGGCGACGCCGTGACCGCGTGGACCGCTCTATGCCTCAAGCGCACACCAGGCCCCGCTTCCGCCGTCCTTTCCGGCCCGAACCTCTACGGTTCAAGATGCGCCGTTCTGCGCTCAGCCCGCCTTGACGCCGACTGGCCAGACCCCAACCGCGTCGAGATCGACGAAGAAATCCCAGGAGCATGGCGCGGCATCGAACTCCGCGCCATTCGCAAGCTCGCCGGCCTCACCCAGGTTCAGTTTGCCAAGGAAATCCACATCTCATCGAACGTCCTGGCCATGCAGGAACGCGGTGAGCGCGGGGTTGGAAACGCCGTGCTGGCCCTCGCAAGATACCGCGCCCCTGCTCTCGCGAAGGCCAAGAACGCCGCCCAGCCCGCATAGCCCTTTTCAAGAACGGAGACTAACCCATGATGATGCCCACTCGCAAAACAGAGAATCCCCCGCTCCGCCTTTCCTTCGTCGTGAAGAAGCACGTAGACCACGTAGACATCTACTTCATGGGCCAGGTGCGTGGGAAAGCGCAGGACTTCGTCGTCAACGTTCACACGCCCGCGGAAATGTTCACGGACGAGAACGGCACTTGGCGTTATGCCCCATCGCCAGTAAGCCGTATCGCGATTCAATGTGAAAACGTGCAATGGATTCGGGGAGTACCCGAAATGGCTTGGCCGCAAGAAAACCCCGTTAAGGTCAACATCACGTGGCCATGCCGCCAAAACCGTTTTGAAGTGACCGCCACCCAATTCTTGCCGCAAGAAGGCGCCCTCATGCTTGAAGGGTTCTACTCAAAATGCTCGGTCAGGCCAAGGCCAAGCGGCAAGAAGAAAACCTAGCCGTCCACTCCCCCACCAAACCGTCCCCAGCCCCCGCCCCAGCGCGGGGGATTTTTTGTGCCCACTCCCCGCCGCATCCCCCGCCCTTTCAAGGCCACACCAGCAATCGCTACGCAACGGCGCGCAACGCTATTTACTGGCAATTAGCGCGCCTTAGCGCCTGCTAACGCGACTCAGCAAATCCGGCCATCCCGCCCACAAACCGCGTTTTCGTACAGATATGTACGTTTTTTGTCCGCACACATTGACTACGGCGCCAAAGCAGAATATCATACAAGCAGCAGCCGCAAAGCAGCACTACAATTTGGGCGTCCTGGCCTGATCAGCCGGGCGCAAGTGGCTTTCAAGAAGCCCCCACGGGTTAACCCGCCGTGGGGGCTTTTCTTTTGGCCAGCGCCCAAGACATTCGCGGAGCGCAGCGCATGGCGGACGAAATCACAGACGCGCTCGAAACAAACGCGACAGGTCCCTTTGAGGTCGAAGGCGACCAGGGCCGCACCCGCCAGCATAACCTCAAGGACCAAATCGCCGCCGACCGCTACGTCAAGGCCAAGCAAGCCACCGCGGCCGGCATGGGGCTGGGGTTCAAACTGGTCAAGCTCGTGCCGCCGGGAGCCGCGTGATGCCCACGGCCACACCCGCCAAGGTAAAGTCCGCCAAGGCCAAAACACACGCGGCCCCCAGCGGCGCGCCCGCCCCTAAGCGCGCCAAGTCAACGGCCAAGCAGCCTGCTGCCACCCGCCGCGTCCTCAATCCCCGCAAGCCCAAGTCACGCCGTGCCCCGCCCGAATGCGCCACCCTCGACGCATCCCGCATCCGCCCCATCGCTACCCAAGCCGGCGCCGCCCGCCACGTCCTGCCCTTCAAGGTCGTCCGCGCCTCATACGACGCAGCCCAGACCACGGACGACAACACCCGCCATTGGTCCGCCGCCGACGCTCTGGCCGCCGACGCCTCCATGTCTGCCGCCGTCCGCCAGACCATACGCAACCGCGCCCGCTACGAAACCTTCAACAACTCCTACGCTCGCGGAATCTGCGAAACACTCGCCAACGACACCATCGGCACAGGCCCACGTCTGCAACTCCTTGGCCTCGACAAGAAGCTCGCCCAGCAGATCGAGCATGACTTCGCCGAATGGTGCATCGCCGTCAACCTGGCCGCCCGCCTGCGCACAGCCCGCAAGTGCAGATTCCACGACGGAGAGGCGTTCTTCCTGCTGGCCAGCAACCCAAAGATCGACCACGAAGTCAAGCTCGACCCACGCCTTGTCGAAGCCGACCAGATTCAGACCCCCTACCAAAACATCACCGACCCCAACAACGTTGACGGCATCGAACTCGACTCCGACGGCAACCCAATTGCCTACCACATGCTCAAGGACCATCCCGGCTCCAACACGTGGACGGCCCGCTTTGGCGAGTTTACCCGCGTCACCGCCGAATACATGATCCACTGCTTCCGGCAGGACCGCCCCGGCCAGCATCGCGGCCTGCCCGACATCATGCCAGCCCTGCCCCTGTTCGCCCAAAAGCGCCGCTGGACCCTCGCCGTTCTCGCCGCGGCCGAAACCGCCGCCGACTTCGCCGCCGTCGTCTACACCGACGCCCCCCCCGACGGCTCCGCCGACCCCGCCACACCCTTTGATCTTGTCGAACTTGAAAAGCGCATGGGAACCGTTCTCCCCGCCGGCTGGAAGCTCGGCCAACTCCAAGCCGAACAGCCCACCACCACCTACGGCGACTTCGACAAGGCCATCCTCAACGAAATCGCCCGTTGCGTGTCCATGCCCCTCAACGTCGCCGCCTGCAACAGCGCCGGCTACAACTTCGCCAGCGGGCGCCTTGACCACATGGTCTACTTCAAGTCCCTTGCCGTAGACCGGGCATTCCAAGCCGTCACCGTTCTCCGCCCCATCCTACGCGCATGGCTCTGGGAGTACAGCCTGCGCCGCGGCTTCATGTTTGGCGGCCCCTACGACATGCCCCGCCATACGTGGTTTTGGGATGGCTTTGAGCACGCCGACCCCACCAAGGAAGCCTCAGCCCGCAAGACCCGCCTCGAAACAGGCCAGTCCACCTACGCCAACGAACTCGCCAAAGACGGCTACGACTGGGAAGAAGTCTTCGACCAGCAGGACATCGAAGCCGAGCGCCTGGCCAAACGCGCCCGCCGCGCGAAACAACTCAACCCCCCCGCCGAATCCCCGACCAAGGACTCCGCCAATGCCTCTTGAAATCACAGCCATAGCCTCCAAGAAGGGCTACCGCGTCGTGGGCCAAGCCTACGGCGGCGGCAAGATGAAACTCAAGGACTGGCCCCATCCTCTCGTTGTGGACTACGCCGGCCTTACGGTCCCGCCTTCCGTCCCGTTGCTCATCAACCACGAGAACCATCCCAACGCCAAGATCGGCGCTGTAGCAGCCAAACGCGAAGGCGCCTCGTTTCTGGTGGACGGAGAGATCATCGCCCAGGACGAAACCGGCCCTGCCGCGAAAATCGTAGCGCCACTTCTGCCCCCCGAAGGCCAGCCCACTACCGGCGATATCTCTCGCGACTGGCAACTCTCCATCGGAGCGGCCCCCCAGCGCGTCGAGTTTATTCCGGCCGGTCATAGCCGCGTCATCAATGGAACCCCCCACGAAGGCCCATTCTTCCACGTCATCACCGCCGTTCTTCGTGAAATCTCGGTCGTGGCTATCGGCGCGGACGCCTCGACCTGGATGCGGCTTGCCGCCACTTTCGGCGGAGCCGACCTTGCCACCGCGCCCGCTCCCGATGGAGGAACCACCATGCCGTTCGATGCTTGGCTCAAAGCCCACGGCCTTGACGGTAAGCAGTTCACCGAGGCCCAGAACGCCGAACTCAAGGCCGCCTTCGACGCCGGCGGCGCCCCGCCCGCCTCTTTCGTGACGCCCGCGCCTGTTGC